CAAGAAGTAATACAAGTGTAAAAGACACTCAATTAGATATTGCTGCATTTAATCCATTAGTATCTGCACATATCATGTGTGCAGTTAGGATTTGTTTAGAAGAATATCTTGAGTGGTATCCATTTTTAAAAAACTTTAATTATCATAGCACCACTTGTTTATTGCAAAAAACAAAACCAACAGAGGGATACCACGATTGGCACTCTGAATCAAATAATATTGCATGTGCAAATAGAACTTTAGTATGGTCAGTATATTTTAATGATTTAAAAGACAGTGGTGAAACAGAATTTTTATACCAAAAGCAAAAAGTAAAACCTAAAGCAGGTAGAATATTAATATTTCCCGGATCTTTTACTCATCTTCATCGTGGTAATCCACCATACGAAGAAAAATACATTGCTACCGGTTGGCTTGCAAGTAATAATATGGGTGAACCAACCACTCTTCTATAATAAATATCTAAAAAAATGGTTGACTACGATAAAGTAAAAGAAAATTTTGCATCAGATTATATGAGTGCTCTCCGTCATATGAGAAACATTCTATTAGAAGAAAGCGATTGGACACAATTTACTGACTCACCATTATCAGAATCAAAGAAGAATGAGTGGAAAATTTATCGACAACAGTTAAGGGATTTACCAGCAGCCAGCAGTAATCCTGAGAATCCCGGTTGGCCCACTAAACCCTCATAAGGTGTGTAGGTTGACAAAAAACCCTATATATGTTATGATATAAAAAAAGGAGTCTCCTATGAACGATGCATCTGTGGTCAAAACGGTTGTAGATATATGTTCACGTTCTTTTATGATATTAAGTGATGAAGGAGATGTTCAAGTGGTATATTGCCAGAATGTAGAAGAATTTATGGGTGTATTTGAAGTAGTGAAGACTTTTATGGAAGATGATATGATTATGTTTTCGGATATTTCTGTGGTTCCACAAAGAGATAGAAAAATTAGAAAAAGAAAAAAACCAGATGAAAAAGTTTAATCAATTTTCAGAGGATGCAGACAAGGTAGCAGCACTTCGTGCTAGACAAAAGGCTGCTGTTGCCAAATATAAAACATCATCCACAAAATCCTCAACACCTAAAGATTCTGAGTCTCAAGTTCATCATGGAGATATTGCTACTGATGATCTAAGACAGAAGAGAGTAGCAGTAAAACAAGCAGCAGCGAAAGCAGCAGCAAGAAAAGCAGAGATCCGTTCTGAAATCCAAAGGCAGAAAGGCGATAAATAGATAGAAGACATACTTTGTAGATGAGCGATGCCACTTAATAAGTTAGAGAATTTTATAAAGAACACTGAGGGTAAGATTCTTTATGTAAATCCAAATGATCTTGATGCAACTGATGCGATCACGAATCAAGGTAATTCATTAGCACAACCTTTTAAAACAATCCAAAGGGCTTTATTGGAGTCTGCTAGATTTTCATATGTAGAAGGAAATAATAACGACCTAATCGAAAAGACAACAATATTACTTTTTCCCGGTGAACACATTGTTGATAATAGACCCGGTTTTGGTATAAAAGTCGATCCCGGTAATGCAGCAAACGCACTTGCAGTTTCACCTGCCGGTGCTGAAACCACTGCGACAGCAACACTCTCACTTACACTCACCTCTAACTTCGACCTTACTCAAGAAGACAATATTCTCTACAAATTCAATAGTATCAATGGTGGTGTTATTGTTCCTCGTGGTACATCATTAGTTGGTTTAGATTTAAGAAAGACAAAGATAAGACCAAAGTATGTACCCAACCCTACAGATAGTGCAGTATCAGGATCAGCACTTTTTAGATTGACTGGTACATGTTATTTCTGGCAGTTCTCTATATTTGATGGTGATCAATCAGGAACAGTATTCACAGACCCAGTTGATTTTAGTGATACAAACAGATCAACTCCAACATTTTCTCATCATAAACTCACATGTTTTGAATATGCTGATGGTGTTAATATTGACACTAGATTTAATCTAACAGACTTAGATATCTACTATAGTAAATTATCCAACTCATTCAACTCCACAGAGAGACCAGTTCGTCAGATTGATAGATTCCCTGCTAATGATCTAGGTTTTGCTCCACAGAGACCTGAATTTGAAATTGTCGGAGCGTTTGCATCAGACCCAATTAATATTTCAAGTATTAAATCTGGTGATGGATCAACACCTAGCACTGTCATTACAGTTACGACTGCAACAGCTCATGGATTAACTACAGGCACACCAATTAAAATAAAAGGTGTGGCCCCAGCAAGTGCATTAGACTACAATATATCAACAAAGGTACAAAATGTCACAAGTGAAACTGTATTCACATATCTACTCCCATTTATAGATACAGATTTACCTGCAACTCCAAACTCATCAAATGCCACAGTAACTATCGAAACTGATACAGTTACAGGTGCTTCACCATATATCTTTAACATATCACTTCGTTCAGTCTTCGGTATGAATGGTATGCATGCTGATGGTGACAAGGCCACAGGTTTCAAATCTATGGTTGTTGCTCAGTTCACTGCTATATCTCTACAAAAAGATGATAGAGCATTTGTCAAATATAATCCTTCATCGAGAATTTATGAAGGTATTGGTATTGTCAAACAAACTGGTGCCGAGTTAGCGACTAAATCTTCATCTGTTAATGCCACAGAGGTGTATCATTTAGATTCTCAAGCAGTCTATCGTAAGGGATTTGAAACAACCCATATAAAATTATCCAATGATGCAGTCATGCAGATTGTGTCAGTGTTTGCGATTGGATTTAATAAACATTTCAACGCAGAAACTGGTGCTGATGCATCAGTTACAAACTCCAACTCCAACTTCGGACAGTTTGCGATTGCTTCTGACGGATTCAAGAAAGAGGCATTCACAAAAGACAATACTGCTTTCATTACAAATGTAATCAATCCAAAGGCAATTACATCTACAGAAACTAATATTGATTGGCAAAGAATTGATGTCGGTTTAACTACGTCTGTTGGTATTACAAGTCATCTATACTTATTTGGATTCAATACAAAAGATAATGTTCCACCTGTTGTAATTCAAGGATATCGTGTCGGTGCGAAGACAGATGATGAATTATTTGTCAATTTCTCAGTCGCAGCAGCAGGGTATGGAACAAGTGAAGCAAAGGTATTAATGGTTGATAACTTGATTGCAAATACCGGTAGCACTCAAGCATTAGGAACAACAAATAGTATAAAGAAATTTAATGCAACAGGCCCTGTCAATAATGAATTGACACTCGGAACTCATACAATATTAACTGGTGAAAAGATACGAGTTATAAGTGATGTTGGTGATTTGCCAGAAAGTCTTGTAGAGAATACAGTTTATTTCGCTATTAAAACTGCTGCTGACAAAATTAAAGTTGCATCTTCAAAAACAAATGCTGAATTAGGAACTGCGATTACAATTTATGGTGGTAGTGAATTAAAGATAGAGAGTCGTGTATCTGATAAATCATCTGGTGATATTGGATCACCAATACAATTTGATGCTGGTAACTCTAACTGGTACATACATGTTGAAAACAATAGCAACATCTATAAAACATTAGCAGCAACTGGTGTTGGTGTACTGGGAAACAATACACCAGTATCATTCATAAAGAGGATACCTGATGAAAGATCACTAGATGAAAAGATCTATAAGTTAAGAGTTGTAGTACCAAAAGAAACTGATAACGGTAAGAATCCTGAAGAAGGATTCATTATTCAGGAATCAAGTTCTACTGCTGTAAGAAACGTAGGAGACTTTACTAGAACTACGATCACAGATCAAGATTATGAGTTTGAACGTAATCCAAGATTTATTACTTCTGCTTCAAGATCTGGGGCAACTGTCACGATTGTTTCAGATGTACCTCATGACTTAAAAGTTGGTGAGAGAATATTTGTTAAAAACGTAACCGATAATCAAGGAACCACAACTGGAGTTTTTGATAAAGGTTATAACGGATCATTCCTTGTATCTGCTATTGTTGATGACAAAACATTCCAGTATCTATCAACTGACACCGCAGGTGTAACACATACTATTGGTACTTTCACCAATAACATTTCAAATCGTGTCACAACACTTCCTAGATTTGAGAGAAACAATCTACAAAGTAACTATTACATCTACAGAAATGAAACGATAAGTGAATATATCAAAGACATACAAGATGGTGTGTATCATCTATTTGTATTACATGCAGATAACCCAATAACAACTGAATTTACAGGTGTTAAGTATGGTCAAAATGTTGTTGATTTGTACCCACAATTAGATCGTGATAATAATCATTCAAACCCACCAGCCACTGCATCCTTTGCAAAGAGAGATCCATTAGGTGATGTATCAACAAACGATCAAAGAAAGAGTATAACCAGAGAAACACTTGATAAGGTTGTAAAAGACTTTGGATATGGTAAGAAGATAAGTGGGGTTACAACTTCATACTCTTCAACTAATGTCGGAACTGCCACTATTACATTCGATAGACCACACGGATTTGGACAGATTAAGACAGTTGCTACAATTGCAGGTGGAACTGGATTAACAAATGGCACTTATCATAATGTCAAATTACTTAATTCTGCTTCTCCAAATAATTGGGATGGTGCAACTGCAAAAGTTACCGTTGCAAGCAATGCTGTTACAGCTGTCGAGATTATTGAAGGTGGATCTGCATATGTAAATGGAGAGACACTTAATATTGACAACACTGCTACTGGTGGATCTGGTGCACAGGTCACTATCGCCACTGTAGGTATCACAACTAATATAGGTGATGTATTACAAATCACTGGTATAGGTACAGCATCTGATGCTTTATATCGTATCGCTACAATCCCATCAACAACTCAAGTTTCTGTTGCATTGACTGCTGGCAGTCCAGATATTTTTGCAAATCAATTTGCTATCAATCAAGGCCCATCTGCTACGATCACAGGATCACCCGTATTTGATGCGACTGCTGGAATCACTACTTTCACATTTACATCTGGTCATGGATTAATAGTTGGTAATCAGTTCCAAGTAAGTGATACAAGTAATCAGAATATTGGTAAGTTCTTTGTAAGTAATGTCTTAAGTCCAACATCATTCTCATCTAAAACAACAACTCAGTTAACAAACCCTGCTCACGTTCTTCGTGATGGAATGACTGCTGCCACACTTCCATCGGACAAAGAAAATGAGAATATTGGTTCAAGAGGATTAGCATTCTTTGATAATGAAACATTCACTCTTGGAACAAATGTAACTACAGGAACCACATTACAAGTTAATCTTGCTAACGTAGGTGTTGGTACAACTGCAAGATTTGATCTTGGTTCATACGTTCAAGTTGGAAATGAGATTTTAAGAGTAACAGATGCAAATGTAACTGGCACAGGAAATAATGAAATCAAAGTTCTTCGTGGTGCATTAGGAACTATTCAGGAAGATCATTCAGCAGGTGAATTAATTAGAAAAATAAAACCAGTTCCTATCGAATTTAGAAGACCATCTATTATTCGTGCATCTGGACATACATTTGAATATCTTGGATTCGGGCCAGGTAACTACTCAACTGCATTACCACAGGTTCAGGTCAGAACACTTACAGAAAGAGAAGAGTTCTTAACACAGTCACAAGAGAGATCATGTGGTACTGTTGTTTACACAGGTATGAACAACAGAGGTGACTTCTTTATTGGTAACAAGAGAGTTAGTTCTGCGACTGGTCAGGAGAGAACATTCGATGCTCCGATTCCAACAGTTACAGGTGAAGACCCATCAAGATTATCAGTTATCTTTGACGAAGTAATCATCAAAGAAAGATTGGTTGTTGAGGGTGGTAAGTCAAGAACTATTCTTACACAGTTTGATGGCCCTGTAACCTTTAACGAGGTTGTCAAACTCAATAAAGATGTGACATTCAACGGAGAAATGAAGTTGACTAGCACTCTTGAAATTACTAATAATGAAAATTCACACTCAAAAGATACTGGATCAATCGTTACTGATGGTGGTATTGGTATTGAATTAAATCTTAATGTAGGAGAAGACTTTACTGTCGGTGGAGGGTCAACAGTCGGTGACTTAAATGTGACTGGTGTATCAACATTTGTTGGTTTGATGAACATTAATGGTGGTGCTGAGATCGGAGACTTTAAGGTTGGTGTTACCACAGCAAATATGCTTGGAACTACCTCTGGAAATATAATTATTGACTCAGTTGGTGGCACTACAACAATACAAGATAACTTGGTCGTTAGTGGCGACTTTAGTTCAAATGGTGCTACAAATGGTAACATCCGAATCGGTGTTACAGGTGATAATGAAATTGATACATCATCAGGAAACTTAATAATAGATTCTGCAAGTGGTCTAGTTCAAGTTACTGATAATTTAGCAGTATCTGGTGCAATTACATCTTCAGATTTAACAAGTGGTAATATACGAATCGGTGTTACAGGTGATAATGAAATTGATACATCATCAGGAAACTTAACACTTGATTCTGCTGGTGGTACAGTTACAGTTGATGATAATTTGTCTATTACAGGTGATCTCAGTATATCAGGTAATGTCAATGGTTCAACTGTTACCTTCAGTGGGGATGTATCAGCAGCGAGTGGTACATTTGGTAATATAAGAATAGCTCCCGGAAGTGATAACAATGAGATTGATACAACAACTGGAAATCTTATTCTCGATTCTAATGGTGGTACTGTTCAAGTAAATGACAACTTATCTGTTTCAGGAACAGGAACATTTACAGGTGATGTAATCGCATTCAGTTCTTCTGATTTGAATCTCAAAGAAAATTTGGTAAACATTGGTCAGGCAGTTGAAAGAGTCAACAAGTTAGGTGGTTACACGTTTACTTGGAAAGCAGACACAGAAAATTTTGGTGGACAAGAAGATGTCGGTGTCATTGCACAAGAGGTTGAGGCCCTTGGACTTGTTGGTATTACAACCACTAGACCTGATGGAGTCAAGGCAGTTCGTTATGATAGATTAGTACCAGTTCTTATTGAAGCGATTAAAGAACTAGACGCAAGGGTAAAATCTCTAGGAGGTTAAATGACACTACCAGCATCAGGACAAATTTCAGCGAGTCAAATCGCTAATGAGTTTGGTTACACGAATGGATCAGAAACTAGATTAGGTTCATATCGAACTACAAACGGGCAGGGTAACTTTCCCGTTTCTTTTGGTGCATTGCAGTTCAACTCAATTGATGCACAGACAGGTGGTTCAGTGCCAACATCAGGACAAATAAAATTTAGTGATTTCTATAGCACTAAATTACAAACAATAGTTAATTTTTATGGCTCTGGTAGAGGTGGTTCTAGATTAGTGGCAAAAGATAGATATAATGCAGGTGGGTCAAATGATGTAAATGTTGTTGGTAATTATAGAACAAGACCTAATAATTCGTCAGGAACAAAAGTACATATTCACATCAATCAACAAATTGGATCAGAAAAGACAAGAGTTGAACACTGTGCATTAAGAACTGGATCTTGGGATTCATCAACAACTCTACAGGTTGATGTAGGTGGTTCAGGTAGAATTGGTGGTGCTGGTGGTGATGGTGGTACAGGGGCTGGTGGAGGTGGTACTCCAGCAGCAGAGGGGGGTGAAAGTGGTACATCAGGATTAGGTATCCAATATAATCCTACAACAGTCAATGTTGCATCAGGTGGTGTCATCACAGCAGGATTCGGTGGTGGCGGTGGTGGCGGTGGTGCATACGACACCGATAAAGAAGCAACAAGAACTTCCTCTGGTGGAGGAGGTGGAGGTGGAGCAGGTATTCCAGCCGGTGCAGGTGGTGGTGTTAATGCTAATGCTGGTGTAAATGGAGGGCCAGGAAACGCAGGTACTATAAGCGAAGGAGGTGCTGGTGGGCCTCGTGCAAATAATGATGGAGAAGCGATTTCTGGAGAAGGTGGTGATGGTGGTGAAGCAACACAGGCAGCAGGGTCAGGAGTTACAGGTACTG